TGTAATTACTCATAAGGAATGACAATATCAAAAAAGTTATTAAGATCAGCTATTTCTTTATGTAGTATAGAGTTATATAGGTTTATAGTTTTTTTATCATGTACATAGAAAAGCCATCAAAAAGGTATTAAATCCCTTTTTATGACTGTTTTAATCCTCTTTTGATCCCAAAATCGTTACCTAAAAACTTGACAAACAAACAATTTAGAACGATATTATAAATGACTCTTAGTTTAAGTACAGAGCCACGACCCGCGCACTCCCTGTCTAGGAGTGTGGGGGTCATTTTTTTGGTAATACCCAGTTTTTATTCATAAGTAAATCACGAGGTAAATTCCAAGTTTTTCCATGCCATTTTAGTATTACAGTTTGTACAGGAGTTCTATGTATTTCTTTCCACAAACCTTTTTGGATATCGTCCGATGTTGTTTCTTCTAAAGCATTGATTACAACAACTCTTGCCCTCTGAAATTTTCCAGCATCCCGAATTTCTGAGGATATTGATTTAAATCCGGGCTCCTCCTGATGCTTTATTTCTCCTATTTTATTATCAATGATCATGTCTGCGCTTTTGACTATCTTTGATCGAGGTAATAAATAAATTTTATGCCCATCGTTGGCTAATTCTTTGGCGGTATCCAGTTCTTTTTTACTATAGTTCCAGTTTTTAGATTGTTGTACATAACCGCCTTTTTGTCCATCAAACAAATGAACATAACCTTTAAGCAGTTCTTTCTGATAACTGATCATGTCTAAGTCCGCTGTCTGCTGTAAAATATCTGACCATATACCGTATTTTGTAGCGCGTTCAATCATAGAGTCTGTTATTTTCCACCAGCTTTCTTTATCCAGCGGATTTCCCCCAAAACCGTCCATCGGCGTAAACTCTTTCCTGAGGCTTTTCATCGAAGGATTTTCAACAGTTGTCTCATTTCCGATCTCACTTTGATATACTGCCTGTAAGCCTGTCCTGCAATTAAAATGATAAGGCGGATATCCGAAAGTTTCCCAGAACGGATGATCGGATACCATAGTAAGAGACTGTTTCCCGTCCCGCATAAGCCCACGGCAAATATCAGACGTGCGGTCATCGTCAACTATAAGTAAACGCCAAGCTGGGGGCGGGTTATCTTTGAACTGCATGAGCTTGCCGGCGGTGTATGCCGTCTGCGTGTTTGTGCGGTAAACGTTTTCCCAATAACCGGGTCTAAAATTTAATGCGCCGTCTTCTGCGGCGATGGCTTTAATGTCTTTCCAGGTTGAGGCATAACCCTCGCCTTTTTCCATAGCGGAAATAAGCCTGCCCCTTGCCGCTTCGATGTAATCAAGCTGTGTAAGTCGAGCAACAGTGAACGCCCTAAAACGTAATTTGGGTTCAAGAGCGTTCCATTCCTTCTTTGGCATGGGAATTTTGCTTTTCATAAAAGAGACAGCCTCTTCAAAAGGAAGGGGTGGTATTTCTTCATCTGCCGCAGCCAATTTGCGCGAAGCGTGGTCCATTCCAAGCAGTAAAGCGGTAGTGATAAGTATTTGCGTTTCCCGTACAAAATCAGGATCGATATCCGGCAGATACGGCTCTTCAAGCTGCTCTTTTGACGGCGGTTTGTCTGTCTTAGAAAGGTTGTTAAAATAATTTGTGAGAGTTTTGCCAATGCGCTTGCTTATCCGTTTTTGGGCGGCGTTGGCAAGCCCGTCCAGTTCGGCAAGCCGTGAGTGTTCCAGTGTTACATAATCCGTATCAGCGGCAGGGCTTTTTTTTTACCATTTGCAAATTTGTTTGAATCCGACAGGTCAAGGCTCGCGGGAGTTTCTTTTATAAAAGTGTCCTCTTCATCGCGCGGACGCGGTAAACCGTAGCGGTCGTACATGGCGTCACGGGAAACGGCGATGCCGTGTTCTATTGCCTTCATAACCTGATCAAAACTGGCTTTACGCTCGGTGTCCACTTCGGCAAGCGGCGGGACCACATCACCAAAACCGTTAAGCTCTACCGCCCAGTTGATAATTTTCTGTATGAGCGCCTGACCTTCAAGAGCGATGCCTTTAGCGTCCTCATAAAACAGATCGGCTTGTACTTCGCCTAGGGCGAGACTGCCACCTTCGGTTTTACTTGTCGCGATGGTTTGCCCCGTAAGGCCGTAGCTGATTTGCGTATCGCATGCGTCTACGAGTGAAGCGAAACCCTCAAGATCGCCTGACATGCCGATTTCTGTAATAGATTCTACATTTCCAACCGCGGTGGCTGAGCCAGATGTAATGGCAAGAAGTTGTTCCGCTATGAGTCTGGCTGTCTCGCGGATTTTATTCTCATCTCCGTCGCCCTTAAAAATTGCCAAAATAGTTTTGACTGAAAATTTTTCGGTCGCCTGTAACCAGAATTCATAACCCGCTTTTTTGAACATATACGGCCAATAAACGCAACGCAAAACACTCGTTCCGTAAGGGTTCTCGTCATCGGTGTCATGGTGATATTCCAGCCATTTGTACGGCTGATCAAGCGGCTTTTTCTCGCCAAACTCGTTGAGATACAGTTTCCAGTTACGGTCAAAAACAAACCGTTCCGGTTTGCGGGTAATGATGTTGTCGGGAATGTACATACCGTCCTCTAAACGCCATACTAATTCGGAAACCGAAAAGCCATAATCGAGGCCGGAATATACCCGTTTGAGTTTCTGGTAGGTTTTACCCCAAAGATCAAAGCCCTTTACAAAAGCAAAAACTTTATCAGGGCAGCCTTCCGGCTGGGTGATGTGTATAGGAAAATTGAGCGCGGCCGTTTTGAGTTTGTTGAGCAGGGATTTTATCCGCGGATCGGTACGCATCTGCCGATAGGTGTCATACGATGAAAGCGTGCCGGGAACAATGTCATCGGGGTTCGGCATATAGTTGAGAAAACTCCCAAGTACATTGTCGGTAATGACCTGTGTGGTTAAGGTTTTGGTGTCAGGTTTTTTCATAGTTTTTTATACTCTCCTTTATTCGTTTGCAAGATTGCTTTTATTTGGCATAGTTGCCATAAGTTTCATACAGTCGCAGAGGTAAAGTGTGGCAGAGCCAATTTGTTCAACTCGCATTATTACCTCTCATGGATTTGCCTTAAAAAAAGCTTTTGCAAAACCGGGCGGAGTAATGGCTCGTAAAGCCGCTCGGTCAAGCTTTAAATGTTTATATTCCGGCGGACACTTGGGAATACTTAAATCTATTGAGTTAGTTCTATTATTGCATGGATTTCTGCGCATCATATCCGCAGGTCTTTTCTTTATTAGCGAAGTAGGATTATTAAAATAGCCCCAGATGTCCGTTTTCTTTACTCTATTTTCTCCGAATTGCCATTGCTCAAATGTAAAACACGGTCTGCCAAGAAATTGACGTAAATAACCTGTTGGATTTTCTAGCGCCCAAAATTTCAAAGTACCTTGTAATCTGCATTGCCAGATGATCTCCATAATGCGTTGTACAATTTCCATACCAACAGAAAAATCTCTTTTTCTATGGCAGCCGTTTTTTGCCAGAGAAAATTCAGTGCATGGCGGAGCGGCTAATATGCCGTAAACATTTTCAGGCGGTTCATATGTCCGCACATCGTATTCAGGAAGCGTAATAAGGCGCACGTCATATCTTGCTTTTTTATACGGTTTTGACCATGAGCCGGTTCCGCCGCACAGATCAAGAATTATTTTTTTAGCCATAACTTACCACCTCCTTACCATGTCAATAATTTTTCGTGCCGCTGTATTGGCACTGATTTTCACCTGCTCCACTACCGGCGTCCCGCTGCCGGAAGGTATCACTTTGACAGCCAGATACAAGCCGTCCATTTGATCATCAAACTTCCACTTGGGAAAATTAACCAGTTCATTAATCATGTCCTCAGCGCCTTCAGCGGGGAAACGGATTATTCCGTTCTCAATCAGAGGAGAGAGAAACCGGGCTTTCGCGTCTTTCGACAGCGTGTTTGACAGTTTTTTAATAGGCAGATATACGTTCTCTTCCGCCGCCATTTTTTGCACGTAATTTCCGTAGATGCCGCTGAACACAACGTCTTCCCATGCGATGAGTTCATAACCGAGAAGCCGATGCGTGATTATAAGCTGCCTGACGGTTGCCGTTTCGCTGCATACCTTTGCCCAGGGTATTAACACGTATATAATGCCTGTTTTCCGATGCACCGCGATGGGAATTTCCGCCGTGCGGTCGTGTTTGCCGGTCGCGGGGTCTACGCCGTTAAAATAGCGCAGTTCGTTTGCCGGGGGAAGTTCGCGATACTCGTGGGCTTTTATCCACGAACGCTGGATAATGCGCTGCTCGTCAGATAACGGCTCGTTATTCCACTCGGTTGAGAAACTGTCAAAGCCAAGCTGCTCACGCTTTTCTTCCAGCGCCTCGGCGGACCAGTATCCCGGCCAGAGCGGGGAGCCGTCGGGACGGAAGCAGGAAAGCCGCACGGCGATCCACCGCTTGAGCGTTCCGGCTTCCACTTCCGCGATGAGCCGCGAAATAGGATCGTCAGAATGAAAAATCGTGTTGACCCAAATAATAAACGCGGTCTTGCCAAGGTTGAATACTACACGTTTGAGCCAGCGGAAAATTTTATCGCGCTGTGACGGGGAATCCACCGCGTCATCTTTAAGCACGTCATCAAGAATGATAAGGTCGGGGCGGTACTGGCGGAACCGTGTGCCGCGCATGGAAGCCCCGGAGCCTTTGGCTTGTATGCAGGTTCCGTTTTTAAGCTCAATGCGGTCATCACGCCAGATGTCGCCTTTCAGTTCCTTAAAATCTTCAAGTAGAAGCTCATTTTCCTCAAGCTCTTTTTTTATGTTGATGAGGTTCTCCCGGGCGGCGTCACCTGACGCGCCGATGAGCAGGGCGTAACGGTTTTTCCCCGTAATGATGCTCCATAGAACATAAGCGAAAGACCAACGGACCGTTTTGCCGTGTTCGCGCGGTTCGACAAACATCGCGCCGGCGAGCTTTTCTGTCGGCTTTAAAAGGCTGTGATAACGCTCGTTAATAAACGGTTTAAGGC